TTTCCATGTCGTACTCACCATTGATCTCTTTGCCATTATTAAGCTTAAGAGTAACGTGATCGTTGTCTTTGAAATCCTGACCTGCTGCACGTAGCAACCCTTTGAACACAGCCTCAACGATATCGCCAAGGATCATGTTCATCAAGAAGTGTGGTGGCAGAGGTGTCTTGTCTTCTGGATCGTTCTTCTCAAACCACAACTGGCACTTAGGCTTACCTATGTTAGACATACGTAGCCTGAACTCGTCACGTGGGCCTGAGTTAAACTGTTTGTTCAACGCAGCCTCGACATCAGAGGCAACCTGTTTGGTCACCTCTTCTGCCATTGACGATTCACCAGCCATAGCTTTCTGCAAGAAACTGTAGACAGCTAATTCAGCAGGATGGTTCATTACTCGTCCACCTCTACAAAATCATTGTTTAGGATTTCTTGAACAAGTCCTTCATCTTCATCAGTATGCCCCTTGGCACGTTCATGGTGTAGATCAAGAATCTTACCATTGCTGTACTCAATCAACTCAATAAAGTCTTTGAGCATACCGTTGTCTGCTTCAGCAATATCAATGCGATCACCTAGTGATGCTTCAATTCTACCAAACTTAGCACCTGTTGGGATGCTATCCTCTACGCCTACCAACTTAACAGTAGACATGATTGGCAGGATGTTCTTGCGCTGCAAGCCATTCAACACTGAGTCAATACTCTTCAGCGATTGACGGTTCTTTACATCCATCACAAAAGGTTCATCAACGAACTCACCACTGACAGTCTGACCCTTTTCATCAGTAGGGTTATCTAGTGTCACGGTACCATAGAATACCTTAACACGCTTAACGCTACGGATGACTCGCTTAGTTTCCTCTGGCAAGGATTGGAAATCCTCAATGTAACCTGAAGGACGCCCTAGGTTTAGACCACCAATGCTATCCTTTAGATCGCCATTCAATGAGTTAGACAAGACAGATTTCTCCATCTCTTCTGTCTCACTATTCCAACGCTGCCACTGATTGCGCTGGGCAAATATGCGAATTGATACACCTGTGCTGTACACTGTGGTATCACCCTTTGTGAAGGTAAAGGTACCAACAGGGATAATCTCTGTCTTGATTGCTTTACCGTTGTACTCCACCTCACCCATAATAGGTTGATGGATCATACCAAGCCGCGCAATAGACGGTGTTGATTCAGCAGGGGCTGTAGATGATACGCCCATTAGTTCTGCCATTGATTGACCACGCTCTGTTGCGATTGCTAGTTCTGTACTCATTTCTATACCTTTCTATAGAGTCAAAAGAGTCTTAGTTATACACTATACGTCAACTGTGTCAAGCCAGTTTGAACCGATTTTTGCTTCTAATAATAGAGGTACATTCATCTCTACATCATAGGCTTCTTTAATTAATTTGTTTAAGTCGTTGTTCATGTCGTTAACCATTTGTATAACCTGGTTTTCTTCATCAGGGTGTACATCTACAACCATTGAATCGTGAACTGTATTAACAAGGCAGGATTCCATAGGCTGTAATCTTTTGTGCATTTCGTTTAGTACAACAGGGACAACATCACCTGTGGCAAAACCCTGCACAGGGTAGTTCTTGATCATAGTGAAGTGTGTTGGTGTACCACTGCTGCGGCGTGTAACATCAGGGAAAGAATACTGTCGGCCTGATACGTTAGTGATCTTCAGGAACCGTAGTGCCTCTTCGCCTAGCTTCTTGTGCCATGCAGAAATACCTTTATACTTCTCTATGAAGTGTGTGTAATAAGCTTGCTCAGCTTTGGTTCTTCCATAACCAGTTGCGCCAAAGAGGGGTGCGAAGGTGTGTTCCTTAGCTTCTTGGCGTGTCGTTGGTTGACCTGCATCAGAGATAACTTTCGCTGTGTAGCTGTGTACATCGAAACCTGTTGCAATCTCATCCATTGCTGTCTTGTCCTGCGCGAGAAACGCAGCCGTGCGAAATTCCAATTGGGCAAAGTCGGCCTCCATTATTTTTCCGTTATCCCACCGTGATATAAACACCCGCTTTATGGGGAAGGTGCCACCTCTTGGCATGTTTTGCATGTTGGGATTTCGTCCAGAAAATCTACCTGTATGTGTGATGGACTGAGTGAGTTGGACATGTAGGTTTGAGGTGGCAGGTTTTCTATAAGTGTCAATACCATTAACAAAACTAGTAATGTAACTAGAAACAGCAGAGTGACGCATAAGATCACCAAGAAAGCGAACAGCATCATCCATGTTATTGTTTTTAGCAGTGACCATAAGCTTTTCCAATTGCTTCTTGGATGTTGAAAAGCCACTGTTGCTAGCCCATTCTTTACTTGGGGCTGTGAACCTAAGACCCGCAACCTGGTTTGTTTCCATAAGTTTAAAGCCACGTGCATCACATTCCTTACATCTATTTGGTTTGGCATACTTACTGCCATCTTTCTTTACTTTGTATGTCTTACCTTTACCATAACAAGATTCGCATTGATACGCCTTAGTCTTAAATATCGTTTTGGAGTTCGCTTTAACGGCTTCTTTAAATTCTTGCGCATTTGATGTAAATTCAAATAGCCCTTCCCAATCTTTCTTGTCTTTGGGTTTGCGGCTGAAGATAACCTGCGATTTCTGTTCGGGGGATGCAAGATTAACAGGGGTATCGCCCATGAGGGAGCGTACCTTCTCTTGGAGCCTCTCTTCGATCTCTGCTTTTTCTTTTTCAAATTCATCACGCACCCGTCCTAGTTCTTGAACATCGACTCTGAATCCGTGCATACGCATGTGGGTAAGCGTTTTGCAGGTGTCGAAGGTGATGTCTCTAACTTTGGTAAGGGAGTCGGAGTCGGGGTCTGCATAGTCTCGTTGCTGAGCCTTGAACAGCTCACTAGTTGTGAGGACATCAGCCCTAAGATAAAGGCTAAGAGAATGTAAATCTGTTTCATTTGTGTTGATCCCTTGTTTGATACATTTGCTAAGGTAGTCTTCTTTTTGCTCAGCTAGACCACGCGCTTCTGCTACAGCAGCTAAGCTTAAAGGTTTCTCCACCCCACGATGCAGTAGGTACTCAGCAAGTAGCGTATCCCATATAGCACCATCATAAGTAAATCCTGCTTCCCATATCCACATCAGGTCATGACTACCATTGTGCATGATTAGTAGTTCTGTCATATCCAACACTTGCTGCACTAGCTTATGCCCAGCGCCTGATGTATCCTTCTTTTCGTTGTGATCAAATGTTACAATGTGTAACTCTTCGTGATTATCTGCATTGACCAAACCAATCTGTGTCAGAGTGTTACCCGCCTCAAACGGATCGTTAAGAATTTTACCATCACGCCATGTGACGCTGTTCTCTACATCTAATACTAGTCTCATATCTCTCACCTCATGCTGAATAGATTGAGCGTGACCCGTCAAGTACACAGGTAATCTTACCCTGAAATCCATTCAGTTTGTTCTTAGCTAAGTTCAAGTGACGAACTGGGTCTTCATCCTCACCCTCTGCCTGTTGTGTCTTACCAATCAACACCATCAGGTCAGCCTCACTTGCCTTGCCTGTCTTACTTCCTTCCATCATAGACTGATTTAGGTCTGCTTTACCTTCAGCCTCTGCGCTTAACTGTGACATCCAAATCACACAACAGTCATACTGTTTAGCAATGTTACGAGCATGGATAGCTGCTGCCTTAAGTGTGATGTCGCTACGCTCACTCTTTATATCGGCAAACTTATCGCCCATGTCAAGTACTACGATATCAGGCCGTTCAAACTTAACAACTGACTCAACCCAATCCATACCCTTACCTGTGCTATCCTTGAACTGAATATTTTGTCTTACAGGTTCATAACGTTTGTGTGCTAGAGCTTTATTCTCTCGTACTTCTCTCATAGTCATATTAGATGATGCGCTGATGTAGCGGGAGGCCACACGTGTGTATGCTTCCTCATTACATAGTACAATACACTTGGCACCTTGATGCGCAAAGCCACCGTCTGCTGCTATAATAGAGGAATGGAAAGAAGTTTTCCCAGTATTAGGCCGTGCGCCCACGATAACAAAATGACCACCACTAACACCCTCCACCCTACGAGCCAAGGAAGATATGTTAAACTTCCACTTGGATTCCAACGCTGTTGCATCAAGTATTGTATCAAGACTATTATCATCCCACTCAACACGGAGATTGGGAGTAAAATCATTTTTGAAATCCTCTAATAGTTGACGTAGGGGTTGTAAGCTATTCTCTGTGCCATTCACAAAATCAAAACCTAAGTTTGCAACCTGGTCGCCCACATATTGTTGAAACAATTGTGATAACGTATCCTCTGCAATCTCTTGCTTGATAGGCTCAGTGATCTCAATGCGCTTGAATAGATCGTCATAAGCACCACGTGTAGCCGTTGTCATACTAGCGTTCATGCGGTTGAAGACAGCTTGTAGATCAGCAACTGTCATATCACCTTCATAAGCTTCCATTGCACCATCAAGTGCTTGCTTAATCTTACGCACATCTTTGCTAAAGATTTTATCAGGGCAACGGATACCCTTATGGTCATTGTAGAAATCACGATTAAGCAGTGTTTTAATCAGTGCCAGTTCCATCATTATCAAAATCTCCTCTCAGGAATTTAAACATTATTTCTATTGCAGCTAAAGGCCACATAATTGCAAAGCGTAACGACACATCTCTTCCTTCTGAGTCGGTAGCTTCTACTACTAAAGCCAAGAAGGGTATAGCAAGTAGATACATTACAAACATACCCTTGAAAAACTCTATCATTCAACATCCTCTATACAAACAAGCTGTACTTTATCTGGTACCTGCTCTTCCATCTCTTCAAATGCAGAAAAACAAGCGTACATAGAATCATACTGCCCTAACGTATTAACGTAGGGTCTACCTTCATGTAGGAACACAAGTACCAATAACCAAGTCATTCCTCATACATCCTTAGCGCTTCCCAAGACACGGGAAACAGCTTCATCATAACATCTTCGATCTTCTCAGCTACTACACGTGTCTCAGCTTGGGTGTCCTCTTTCAAGCGTAAGCCACACATCTTAGCAAAGGCGAAGAGTGTACCTGACCAATACCATTCTGTAATCATGGACTGAGGTAGTACCATACGTGCTTGCTCTGGTGCTACACCCTCATCAATAAGCTGTTTGTACATTTGTAATGCATTATTGTTAAAGTAATGCACATTAGCATTACTCCTTACTTCTCCAGAACTGCCTTGCTTTTTATCAGCACTACGCCCACGCCAAATAGGGGCTTCGTATAGTTCAGGTTCTACATCCACATATCTACGGCTGATCTCATTCCACGGCATGTACTCATGCTTGACTAGCTGACGTGCTACAAACACTGGAGCTTTGACATGAAACGTAACAAACGTGTGGTTGAATGGTGACTTGTGGTTATGCTTTGCAAGGAAGCGGATCAGTCTAGCATCCTTTGGCTTAAGGACTAAATCTTCACCATAATGAATACGTGGCATCCACTCTGAATTTTTACCAAAGCTAACACGTGCTGCGTTAACTACTGATAGGTCACTACCCATGTGATCAATATATGTTGCTTCAATCATCGACATACCTCTGTTAATTTCTCCATGTCTTCATCCATGCGATACTTAATATCATCAATTAAACTAACTGCAATAGTTTTTATGCCTGTCCATAGTTCTATCTCTCTGCGATACTCAATCGTTTTACCGACAGCATCAGGATCAAGGGCAATCACTACCTTCTCAAACTCTCCTATCTTCGCAAAG